CCCCGCTCGTTCTCAATCGCGTGCAAGAGCGCTTCATGGAGCGCGTGCTCGCCCAGTTAGAGCACAACGGCAAGGTCCGCATGGTCGTGCTCAAGGCGCGCCAGCAGGGCCTGTCCACCGTCATCTCTGCCCTCCAATATTGGTGGCTGTCGCAGCGCAAGGCCCAGAAGGGTCTCGTCATGGCTCACGAGAGTGAGAGCACGACGTCGCTGTTCGACATGTATCGGCGTATCCACGACAATGTTCCCGATATCGTACGCCCTTCGACAAAGTATTCATCACGCTCCGAACTCGTCTTTGACAAACTGGACAGTGCGCTTCGTGTTGCTACTGCTGGTGGTCGGGGTGTTGCGCGCGGTGAAATGCTCACGTTCGCGCACCTCTCTGAGGTAGCGTTCTGGCCGCCCGCCTTCGCCAACAATAACTTCAACGGCCTAGTACAGGCCATCCCTGAAGAGCCAGGAACGTTCATCTTTCTGGAAAGCACCGCGCAAGGTGTGACCGGCAAGTTCTACGACATGGCCCAGGGCGCCGACCGCTCAGACCAGCACTGGAACGGCTACGAGTTGTTTTTCTCGGCGTGGTTCGAGAGCGCCGAGTACCGCGAGCCTGCACCTGCTGACTTTCAGCGGACGCCCGAGGAAGAAGACCTGATCCAGGCCTTCTCCGACAAAGGGCTCACCTCCAACGACCAACTTTATTGGCGTCGTAAGAAGGTGGCAACGAACGGGCTAGACCTGTTCAAGCAAGAATACCCGGCGACCGCAGAAGAGGCCTTCCTCTCGACCGGCCGCCCCATATTCAACAACGAATACGTCACCGAGCGCCTCCGCACACCGCAGACGCCGCTGACACTCATGGCCGTCGAAGAGACGTACGACGAGAAGAACGGTCGTCCTCTGCCGCTGCGAGTGATCCGCGAGCATCCCCGCGGTGAGCTGAAGATCTATCGGCCGCTAGACCCGGCTGAGAGCTACGTGATCGGCGCTGACGTGGGCATGGGCCTGCGCCAGGGCATCAAAGGCAAGAAGGACGGGGACCCGAGTGTCGCCCAGATTCTCGACAGCCAGATGCGCCAAGTCGCCGTATGGCGTGGCCTCTGCCATCCTGACGTGTTCGCGAAAATCCTTGAGACGCTGGGCTACCACTACAACTCAGCTCTGATCGCTCCTGAGAGAAACAACCACGGTTTGGTCACCGCCGTTGCCTTGCGCGACAGCAATTACCCATACCTGTACACAGAGACCGCAGAAGGCACGCTGGATGCCGATAGGGACACAATCCGACTCGGCTTTTTCACGAGTGAGGCCACCAAGCCCCTGATCATCGACAAGCTCCGCGCACTAGACCGCGAGCGAGAGATTGAAATCAATGACGAACAAACGCTCAAAGAGATGAAGACGTTTGTCGTTAGTGAGAATGGAAAAATGGAAGCCGAAGCCGGAACGCACGACGACTGCGTCATTAGTTTGGCGATTGCAGCTTACGTGCATGAGGGCAAGTGGCGTCCTGTTGAGGTAGATGACAGTTACTACTCCCAAGCTATCTGACGAAGAGCGCAAAGAGCGCCGTAGGCTATCAGCCCGTAAGTGGGCTCAGAAGAACAAGGATGCTGTTAATGCGAAACGCCGGTCTGACTATAAATCAGACTCCACGCGCCGCAAGTTAGAGCAGCAGCGCTACTACCACAAAGACGTCGAGAAGTCTCGGCGGCGCGGTCGTAGCAACAACCTGAAGCACAAGTACGGGCTAACACAGGCTGACTGGGACGCGCTGTTCTACAGGCAGGGCTTCTGTTGTGCCATCTGTGCCACGCATGATTTGGACTACGACGGCGTGTGGCACACCGATCATTGTCACGACACAGGGCGTGTGCGTGGAATTCTCTGCCTCGGGTGCAACACAGGCATCGGACAGCTCAAGCACAACGTCACAAACCTTTCCAACGCAATCCAATATTTGAACTAGGATACTAATGGCGAAGAAGCCATCGACTTTATCAGACGAAGAGATTCTCGCCAAAGTCCAAGTCAAATCCACTTCGTCGGTGTCGTGGTTCGATTCCAGACTTGCACGTGAACGCGAGCGCGTGACGCGCTATATCAATGGGGATCTGCCGAAGCGGACATCCGAGGGATCGTCCTCTTACGTCAGCTCCGACGTCTACGACTCCGTTGAAATGCAGCGCTCTCAGCTGCTGGAGGTGTTCGCTGGCGGCGACCACATCGCGCAATTTGACCCCGACCAGGACATGAACGCGGAGATGTGCCGCGTTGCTACAGACTACGCGTCCTACGTCATCTTCCGAGCCAACCCTGGCTACAACATCTTCAGCAGCGTCCTGTACGACGGCCTTACGGCCCGCGCCGGCGTAGCAAAGATCTATTGGGAGAAGAAGCACACATTCAGCGAGGAGACCTTCGGGCCCATCTCGTATGAGGACGCCCACGCCCTCGCGTCCCAGGACGACGTTGACACCTTCGACGCCGACCTCGACCCGGCGACCGGCACCTTCTCAGGCACCCTCTCGCGCAAGAAGGACGTCAGCAAGACCTGCATCGATCCGATTGCTCCCGAAGAGTTCCTGATCGAACCGCTGGCCACTTGCATCCTCGACGCCAAATACTGCGGCCACCGCACGCCGAAGACGCGCGCCGAGCTGATCGAGATGGGCATCAAGAAGGCCCTGGTCGACAGCCTGCCGGCCGACGAGGCCAGGGAGCTGCAGTTCAGCCCCGAGGTTCTCGCGCGTAACAACCCGACGCACAGCAACGACGCCGACAACGAAGCCATCGACAAGTCGCAAGAGTTCATCGTCCTGTACGAGAGCTACGTGCGTATGGAGATCGACAGCTCCAAGGGCGCTCGTCTCTACAAGATCCTGCACGCAGGCGGGAAGATCCTTGAGGATCCCCAGGAGGTCGACAAGGCCCCCTTCTTGGCCTACGTGCCGCTTCCTTTGCCCCACGTCTTCTACGGACACAACTTCGCGGCCCGCGTGATCCACACGCAGAACGCCCGCACCGTGCTCTACCGCGGTGTGCTCGACCACACGGCCATCACCACCAACCCGCGTTACGCTGTGGTCAATGGTGGACTGATGAACCCGCGCGAGCTTCTCGACAACCGCCTCGGCGGCATCGTGAACGTTCGCCGGCCGGATAGCGTCGCGCCGTTCGTACAGAACCCGCTGAACCCGTACGTCTTCCAAGTCCTCGGTGAACTCACCGCGAACAACGAGAAGTCCACGGGTATCTCTGCGCTCAGCCAGGGCCTCAACAAGGACGCCATCTCGACCCAGAACTCCAAGGGTCTTGTGGACAACATGATGAAGGCGTCAGGCCAGCGCGCGAAGATCATGGCGCGCAACTTCGCCTACAACTTCCTCGTTCCCCTCATGCTTGAGGTGGTCCGTCTCGGCATCATCTACAAGGACAAGCGCGTCATCGAAGTCGCGGGTGCTCCTCTGCAGGTCGACGCAGAAGCCTGGACCGAACGCACGACCTGCACCGTCTCCCAGCACCTGGGCTACGGCGACAAGGACGTTGCGGCCAACGAGCTGGCCATGGGCTACAAAGAGATGGCGCAAGATCCCGGCCTGGGCAACATGTTCGGCCAGAAGCAGCGCTACGAGATGCTGCACGACATCGGCAAGCTCAAGGGCTTCAACCGGTTCGCGGCTTACCTCGATCCCAACGCGCCTGCTCCGCAGCCCGATCCTCTCAAGGTTCGCGAGCTGGACATCAAGGAGAAGACGGCAGACGCGGCCATGGCCTCCGTCAACGTCAAGCAGGCTGCAGACAATCGCCTCTTCGCTGCCACCCAGTCCAAGCTGGAGCAGTCGGGCGCCAAACTGCACCTCGACGCGCTCAACACCGACCGCACCAACGACCGCCAGGACGCCGATACTGCCGCCCGCATCCAACTGGGTGAGGAGCAGCTCGACGTCGAGCGGGAGAAGATCGCGGCGCAGGAGCGCACGGCTGAACTCAATGCCGCGGCTAAGGCTGCACAGCCCAAAGCAGCGCCAGGAGCGTAAATGCCCACGTTCGACTACAACAAGGTCGCGGATACGCTTCGGCGCATCCGTGAGACCGTCCACGAGCACACACCAGGTCCCATCACGGCCAGCACGCTGGTCATGGGGGCACCAGGGCTCGCAGCAGGCGGGGCCATTCGCGCCCTGCCGACGCTGGGCAGGACCGCAACGTCTCTCATGAGCAACGCTGGTGCCTCGCCGGCCGCCATGATGATGCCCACGGCTGCACAGGCCCCCTCTGCGCTCGAACCCGAGTGGCAGAAGTTCAAGGAGCAAGCGGACAAGCAGGCCGAGCTAAAGCCCGCCGTGCCGAACCCGCAGATGCCCTGGTGGGCCACCGGTGACATGACCAAGATGTTTCCCGGTGCCCAGGCGGCTCCTCCGCAGACACCTGCTCCGGCACCCGCGGCTCCACAAGCCGCCCCAGTGCCCATGCCGCAGGCTCGCCCCGCGGAGGCCCCGCAGGCCCAGCCGGGCAGCGGAGCTGGCGCTCCTGACACCTCGTTCTTCATGCGCAACGCGATGTCGATGCGCGATCCTTCCACCGGAGAGCTGATCGACCCGAGCGGCGCCCAGAGCGTCCGTGGGCCCGACCTCATCTCCAAGATGATGGCGTATCTGCACAACAAGTGAACGACGATACGATCCTCGCTCTCGGGGGGTTCTGCAAAGAACTCCTCGGGGCCGAGGCCTTCCACGCGCTGGTGCATCTGCACGAGCAGCAGTGTGCATCCGATCTGATGCGCACGCAGCCCCACGAGACGAAGCGTCGAGAGTATCTCTACGCGGCGTACCAGGGCTTTCAGGAGTTCAAGGTGCTGGCAGAGAAGTTTGCCGAAGCCTTCGACGCACTCCCTCAACACCAAGACAACACACCCGCCGGCGGCGCTCCAGATCCGTTTGATGATCCTAGCGTGCATGACATTTACGATGGCCAGACATAAGGCCGGAGATGTGCGAGCGGACGGCTCTATCTTCAACCACTACAAGACCGACGGCCGCGAGCACTGGCTTAGTCCAGCCGCGTTCCACCGGAAGCGCATCTGCACAGCGCACGGCGCCGCCCGGCACAGGGCCCGTAAGAAGAAAGTCCCGTTCGACATAACCATCGACTATCTGGCCGACATCTACCCTAAAGACGGGATCTGTCCTGCCCTCCGCGTCCCCTTGTCTTGGGGTGATGCTGACAGAAACACCTCGCCATCCCTAGACCGCATAGACCCGGCCAAAGGCTACGTGGTCGGAAATGTTCGCTGGCTGTCCCAGTTGGCAAATCAAATCAAGACAAGCGCCACCACCGCAGAGATTTGCGCCGTGGCCGAATTTCTTAGAAAGAACGATTACTGATGCCATCCACCCTTACGGGCGATGCCCTGACTAACGAATACCCCAATGCAATCGATGGCGACGACGCCATCATGAACGCATTTATGACCGATCCTGAAGAGGATGAAGACGCTCGCCAAGAGCCATCTGAAAAGGTCGAAGACGAAGACAAAGAGACCAACCAGCCCGAAGCTGACGACGAGGAATCCTCCGAGGAAACTCCAGAGGACGAGACGAAGGAAGGCGACGAGGAGGAAGGCCAAGACGACGACAAGAAGGACGACGACACCAAGGCTAAGAAGTACGCCGACGACAGTGACGAAACGTACGTCAAGGTCAAGATCGGCGACGACGAGCACGAGGTTAAAGTCTCCGACCTGAAGCGTCTCTACGGCCAAGAGGCTTCTCTTACCCGCAAGTCCCAGGAAGTCGCCGAAGTCCGCAAGGCAGTCGAGGCAGATCAAGCGAGAAACATCGCTGCCTACGACGTCATGCTGAAGCGAGCGACCGAGCGCGCGAACCAGTATCGCGAGCTGCCGTGGACGCAGTTGATGAAGGATCCAAACGTCCCCGCCGACCAGCTCCAGGCCCTCCAGGCCGAAGCTCAGAAGGCGCTGGAAGACGAGACGTTCCTGAAGAACGAACTCGACGGGTTTATGCAGAAGGTCTCGGCTGATCAGCTGAAGGCCCGAGCCGAATCCGCGCGTGAGTGCCTCAAGGCGATCAACACGCCCGAGAGCAAGCACCACATCAAGGGCTGGACCGAGGCTCTGTACAACGACATCCGCACCTTCGCGGCCGATGAGATCGGTCTCGACAAGGAGCTGGTGAACAACCTTACCGACCCCGGCGCCTTTAAGGTTCTCCACATGGCCATGCAGTTTGCGCGTGGTTCGAAGAAGGTCGTGACCACCAAGGTCAACAAGACCCCGACGAAGATTGTGAAGAACTCTGCGTCTGCACCCGCCGCGCGCTCCAGCGCGAAGACCGTGACTGTGAAGCAGGCCACCGCAAAGGCCCTC